TAGCTTTCTCATGAAGCCTCTGAGATGTCAGGCGGTTCTATCCTCCATCAATCGTCAAGCTTCTCCATCACGTCAGCTTTAGTGTCAGCATAAAGCGCTGAGTTGTCAAGCCTTGTCTGTGGCCATGCACCCTGAGCTTTAAAGATGCTCAAGTCAAGCTCACCTTGGTCTGTGCATGTGGCCTTGTATCGCCCCATGTAGAGGTGGGGCTTGTCAGTCTCTACCCAAGTCAAACACCTGAGACAGTAAATATATTTCTCTAAATAGGAAGTCACTTCCTATTTATCCTCATAACGGCTGAGCTCCCTAGTCAGGTACCAAAGCGCCTTTTGTAGATCCTCACGCGCCTCACCCTTATGACCTGCCCTCGCCACATACTTGATGACATTACCCAGACAGAAGCCAAGCCCCCAAGCCTCCACAGCGTCAATCACCTCCACTCCACTCTGGGCGTGATAGTGTGATGGATGGTCAACGGCTGAGGTGATGGGCTCATCAGCTGTGAGGTCAACCCTGTCAAGTTGGCGCTCTTGTATGATGTCCTCATGGCTGAGGTATGGGTAGCTAATCATTGAGCTGCTTTCTGAGAGTATCAATCTGGCCCTGTAGTTTGAGGAGCTCATCATGGTAGTCATCCAGTCTCCCAATGATGTCCTCCTGTTCTTGGCGCTCAAGGTCAAAGCGCTTGTTAGTGAACGTCCACAGCATATACATGAGGCCCACAGTAACAACAGCCACAAGGTTGGAGGGGTCAAGCACCTTCTCAATGAGGTTGGGTGTGAGGGTGGGGTCAGCCATCAGAAGCTCCTTGAATTGGTTGAGATGCCAACATTCCTATCTCTGCTCGGTCGGCGTCTAGGAGTATACGCGCTCCTCTGAACAGCGTCAGCCCAATAGTGGAAGATGCAATCATAACGCAGGGCGTCAAGAGGATCCTCACGTCCATCCTTCTTAGGTTGCTCTTTAGAATCCCACGCATAACTGAGGAGCGCCTTCCTCAAGCTGTTACCTATGGCGCGCTCACCTTTGTCCCAAACCTCCTTGGTGATGAGGTAGCGGTTGCGAGCTAAAGCGCGCTTGAGGCGTTGAACCCCATTGAGGATGTCTACCCTCACAGGGTCTGTGGTGTGTCTCAGCGTCATACCAAGGCCACCCGCTCCCACCTCCTTTGACATCTCTCTGAAGGCTGAGCGCCCTGTGTGGTCTGACCTAGCCTTCCCTGCTTTGTCAGCCACACCACTATCAAGCCAGATGCGTGGCCCTGGAGCTGAGGCTCTATCTGATCGAGGCCACGCCACCCTCAAGATCATCTCACACAGCTGAGATATGGTGACCTCCTGTGGATTGATCTCATGCACTATGACGCTCGCCTCACGCTCCTCATCAAACACAATGATCAGGACGCTTGGCTTTCTGAAGCCCCAGTCTATAGCCACCCTCGCTGTCATCTCCTCACGATAGATGAAGTCATCAATGACATGTCGAGCGCTATCGAACTCTTGATAGACCAAGCCTGAGGGAGGCTTAGGCTTATTCATCACCATAGCCTCACGCTCATCCTCAGGGAGGAGTTTTGTGGCTTCAAACCACTCTGAGCTGAGGTTGTCTTGATTGACGTAGCTGGTGAAGAGGAGAGGGTGGACACCCGCCGCCTCAGCCATTTGACACCACCACGCATCAGCCACAGGCAAGCCCACCAATATGAGGGTGGGTGTTGGCCCTGACCTCAAGCGCCCTAAAGCCTTATGTGCTACCTCAGCGCCAAGGGTCTGACACTCGTCTATGAGCGCCACACCTGAGGTGACATTGATCCCCTCCAAGGGATTGTGTGAGGCGTCCCTTGTCCCTGGTCGATAGTAGGAGCGACAGAGGACCGATGAGCCTGTGTGGTTGTCAGTCCATTTGTGAAGGGTGTGGTTATACGTCCACCCTCGAGGCTGTAGCCACTTCTCAATCTCAGGCATAAGCACAGAGTTATAGCGTGGCGTGGTGTCTGTGATGAGCAAGCTTGTCGTGCCTGGTCTGATCTTAGCCACAAACCACAGGGCGAAGATTAAGGAGCTCGTCTTACCGCTACCCCATCCACAGCGCGCCGCTATGATTTTATCTTTGCGCCTAATGCCTCTGATGATCTCTCGTTGAAGATCGTTGAGCACAAAGTCTTTTCCTTCCTCACTCATGGGAGCTCCTATGTCTGTCTCAGATAGCTAATCAACCTCTCATGATTGATTGAGAGTAACTGCCTCTGATGGTTGGGCTTAAATCCATCTATGACACCTTTTCGAGCTAGCTTCCCAATTGTGTCTCTTAGATAGCTTGCTGAAGCACCCTGTTGAGCATAGGGCTTTAAATGGCTGATCATTGACGTGGCGTCATTCGGCCAATTTAGCACAGCTAAGAGGGTGAGCCTGATGTGTTTAGACATCGGAGTCAGCTTGATTATATCCTCTAAGCTTTCATCTTCTGTTCGCTGTGTCTGTGGCTTGCTTACATCTATTAAGGTCGCTGATGGATGCTTTGTGGCCTTAGTATGCCTAGGCAAGCTCACCACGCTAAAGAAGTCATAGGGGTTGACCATGTCTGACATGGCGCGGTCGAGCTCACCAAGTGAGGGCCAGAACCCACGCCCCATAGGTGTCTGCATTCCTCCTACGTCACGCCCCCACACCATAAAGACGCTGAAGGGTTGAGCGTGGTGGAGAGTGGTGCTCTGTGGTGGCGCTCGATAGATACCCAAAGCCACCACCCACAAAGCGTCAGCGCTCTTGGCAGCCTGTTGGAGCTCAAGGAGGCGTGAGCCCATATTCTCCAAGGTTTGCCCCATGATGTCATAGGGCTTTGAGACGTCCTCAACCTTGACGTAACGCGTCTTGACCTCAAGCGCCGCTACCACCTCAGCGTCACGCTTTGCAAGGATGAGGTCACAATACTGACCAGGGTCAGGCCATTGAGGGTGATGGGCCTCAAGCGGGTGAGGTGTTTCATGAAAATTACCCCACCTCGCGCTCTCTATAACGCTGATCAATAAGCCTTGAAACCTGTTATGGATTCGCGTGGTGGCTGTTTTCATATCCTGCTCAGTCCAAGCGGGAGCTAACACAGGGCGGTTGATTTTAAGTGGGTGATGTGTCATATCTGTCCTTGGCTGCTTGACGCCTCCCCCATGTGGAGCTCCTCAGGTGTACATGTGAAGCGTGGGGGAGGGTTGAGTTTATAAGTGGGCTGAAATGGTGTGATTGACAGCGCTGAAGCTCTGCATCATCTCCCATGCAGGCGTTAGCGCCTCTATGCTGAACCACTCACCTCTAAGGTGAAAGCCACGGGCTGTAAGGATATTGTGTAGTATCTTCTCATATTGTGAGGCTCTGCGTATAACTACATGAAGGATTAGCTCTGTGGGGTTTGCGACCTGCATGTCGTACATTCGCTTATGTGGGTTTGTCGCTATGCCAATCTTTAAAGCCTTAGCCTCTGGCGAGGTTATAAAGTAAAGAGACTTAGGACCGTTGAACCCAAGATCATAGATCCCTTCTGGCACATCTATTGGTATAGAAGCTTGCTGGGCATATGAGAACAATGGAAGGTCAATGTGGTCCATGGATGTTTTCCGTGGCTAAATGAGGTTCAAGCTTGATGTAGATTTCAGTCTTATTTGTCCTAAGCTCTACAGTCACTCGACCATGATCCAACAGTAGCGCTGAGTGTGTTAGAACCTGCTCATAAATATGAGCAAAGACTCTTGGGTGAGTCTTCTTTACGTTGTAATATCCAGCGTCTGGGTGATAGCTAGCTAGATACATCTCAAAGACGTATGAGTCATCAGCCTCTGTGAACTTATAGTCAAAGCTAGCACACTTGGTGACCAGCTTATCCTTCTCATCAATTGCATCAAGGAAGGGTTTGATGGCCTCTTGAGCTGCTCTGTAGGTTTGGAGACTTTCCCAGCTATAAGGATTTTCAAAGATAGTGGTGGAGAGAAAGAGGACTACAGGTGGACTAATCATTGTCACCCTCAGAGATGATCTCATTGGTCTGCTCAATCATGGCGATGACCTCAGGGATTCCATCAGCCTTCTTGGCTGTGATCTCCACCTCCTTCTTATCACCATAGCGGTCTGGCCTCATCTTACCTAACAGCCACATGAGCGCCTTGGTGTCATCCTTCCTCTGTATTGCTCCACGGAGCTCAACGAGCACCTGACCCTCTGCCTCATACTGAGCATCTTGAACAGCCTCAGAGAAGTCCTCATAAGCATCTATCCAATTGTAGAGAGTGCGCCTACTAAGGTGAGCGCCTACACAGGCGGCCTCTTTACTGTGCCCCACCTTCAACAAGTCTAGGAAAGTCTCTGTTTTGTCTTTATTTTGAGGAGCATAAGGGCCAGTCCTCGCGGGCGCGTTTGTGCCATTTGTGCTTATATCACCCGCCTCACGCGCCGCCAATCCCTTCAAGTCTGATGTCTTACTCATCTAGATAGCTCCTCAGCTGTGCTCTCATCCGCCTCATCCCTGCGTGGATGGTGTTGTAATTGATGCCATGCTCCTCAGCTGTGCCTCTAATGTTGAGATCACAGCGGTTCAACAGGTGATCCATGGCCACAGTCTCAAGCGGGCTCTTGGCTAGGTTCATGAGGTGGGCTTTGTCCATCTCATGGACCCATTCATCTTCTGGGTTGCGCCTGTCACTCCATAAGGTCGAGCGCTCATTAATATGGCCTAGAGCTGTGGTCTGTAGCTTGTCTCTGAACTTTGAGCCCCTGAGGTGATTAAGAGCGCGCCGCTTCATGGTGGACACAATGGCGGCGTCAAACTCTTGGTCTAACCTTATGAGCTTATAGCCTCGGTCAAGCATGTAGATGCATGTCTCAGAGTAGACCTCTTCAGCGTCCCACAGCTCAAGCTGGTATTGACGTTGAACAAAGCCAACCAAGAAATCACGCATGATCGCTAGGCGCTCACCCATCAATCTCTGTCTTTCAGTCTCATCCATCAAGTTAGTCCTCTCCACAAGGGAGCTCCATCAACTCAAGGCCATGAACTCCCATCAGGTGACCAGGTGGCTGGCCCTTGGTTGCTTATGGCGTTGCGCTCGGTTTGCTTAGAGCTGACAAATTGCCAAGTGTCTATTACTACGTCAACGTCTAGCTGTTTAACGCCGTTCTTTTCCCATGTGTTGGTTTTGAGCTTGCCTGTGATGGCGAGCGTGTCACCCTTCTTTACATGGCTGAGGATAGCCTCAGCTGTGCGCTTGAAGGCTACACAGTTAAACCATTGTGTTTCCTTTTCCCCGCCCTTCTTCCTTGAATCCACCGCTAAGCTGAACTTAGCAATCCCACCATCAGCGCCCCGCGCCTCTGGATCTCTGCCAACGTTGCCAATCAAGATAATATGATTCATAGTCTCTCCATCAAGTGGGTTAGTGAGGAGCAGAGAGGAGGCAGATATGGCCACCCTCAAGCCCTCGATCCCTTAACACCTGAGAGGTATATATGATGGAGTATTATAAATCAATAGGGGGAGGCGGTGTGACCTTGGTTGACGTGATGGGTGACCCCCTCAGCGTGGTCAATGCAGCGCGTGTGAGCCTTGGCAAGCGCTCAGAGGAGATGAGTGAACAGGATTGGAAGCTTGTCCACTATCTGTGGATTCATGAGCACACCTCTCCATTTAGGCATGTTCAATTTCAGTTTCATATCAGAGCTCCCATCTTTGTATTGAGGCAGTGGATGAAGCACCAGGTAGGCTGTGCATGGAATGAGATCAGCGGGCGATATGTGCGCTTTGACCATGAGGCATGGGAGCCTGAGGAGTGGAGACGAGGCGCTGAGCACATCAAACAAGGGAGCGCTGGGCCTATGGCTGAGGATGACGCCCTTAGAGCTGAGATGATTTACGACAGGGCGATTGAGGCGAGCTTCAAAGCGTATGAGGAGCTGTTGAAGATAGGTGTGGCTAAGGAGCAAGCGCGAGCTGTGCTTCCCCTCAGCCTCATGTCAGAGTGCTACTGGACCTGCTCACTCCATGCCCTCATTCACTTCCTCAAGCTTAGAATTGCCACTCACTCACAGGCAGAGATCAGAGACTATGCGTTCGCTGTGAGAGAGCTAGTCATGGGAGTGGATGGAATGAGCCGCCTCTTGGCTTACTGCATCTGAGCGCTAATCAACCTTAATCAAGGAAGATACTGATATGGATGCCACACAATCCATTCATGTCAAAAACCAAATACCACTCTCCATCCATCTGCTCCCAAGCATAATTACTGCTACAGCCTGGACCACCAACACTGTCATCATCAAGCTCATCAATTCCTGACCATTGATCTTTGCACTTGGTGGCAATCTTGAGAATCTCGTCATCACAGAGGCGCTTGAGTGCTGGAGGGTTTGCGTTTTCAATGATGCTCATCTTGAGCTCCTTTGGCGAGGTGTGGTGGTGAGCTCCTGTGCTCACCTTCTGAGATCAACCTAAACATCTTTTGTCACCCTGTCAACAGAATATTTTCAATTTGTCAAAATAGTGATCAACCCCACCCATCATCCACACCCGCTCGCCTGTCATGGCCCACCATCTGCACAGGCTTCCCAAAGATGGCGCCAAGCCTAGACCTCACGGCGCTGTTGTTGTCGCAGAGGTCTTTAGTGATGACGCGTGGGCTGAGGTTGGAGGTGCAGACCACAGCGAGGCTCTTAGCCGCCCACCTGTCATAGATAGCGCCGATCATCTCTCTAGTTTGTGATTTATACCAGTCAGACCAGCGCCCACCTCCCCCTAATCCTCCAAGCTCATCAAGACAGAGGAGGTCAACACGCTCAAGTATCTGATGGAGGTTGAGCCCC